CGTGCCGAAAGGGCGCGCCGTCGTCTCCATCATTTCGCAGCCGGCAGCGGCACGCGAAGCGCGGGGCAGGGGGCGCGGCGAACGGGTTCGCGCTCCCTCGCTTCAACCGAAAACCAAACAGAAGGAACACCTGCGGGACCGCGGCGCCTAGGACCACCTTGGCATCGGCCGTCACCCGATCTCCACCGCGGTCCCGCCGGACCACCGGAGACGAAACGGCCAAGAACGGAGAATAGAAGTGACAGAGAACGACAACGGCGCCAACGCGCCGTCCTTGGATGATATTGCCTTGTTGCCACCCGGCGACGTGGCGGCTTTGCCGGCCGAACTGCTCTGGCTGCTGACGAACGAGGCCGAGGGTCGCGTTTCGGCGGCGAAGGAATTGCAGGCCAAGATCAGCGCCGGCGTGGCGATGCGCTATGCCGACAAGATCGCGGAACAGCGCCGCATCGATGCCAAGGACACCGGCACCGTCCGCGTGCCCGATGGCGATGTGGTGGTGGTCGCAGACGCGCCGAAGCGTGTCGACTGGGATCAGGACGCCATCGCCGGCATCGTGAAGCGCATCGTCGCCAGCGGCGAAGATCCGGCCGAATACGTCGAGACGACCTACAAGGTGCAGGAGCGCAAGTTCAATGCGTGGCCAGCCCCCATTCGCTCAGCCTTCGAAGCTGCGCGCACGGTCAAGACGGGCGCCCAGAAAATCAGCTTCGCGGCAGGTGCGTGATGGGCATCCAGATCATCACCGCGGACGAGCGCTTGAGCGCCGCCAACAACAAGACCTCCGTTGCGATCTTCGGGCCGCCGGGCGTCGGTAAGACCTCGCTGCTGAAAACCCTGCCAGCGGACTACACCGTCTGCCTAGACCTCGAAGCGGGCCTCAAGTCCGTGCAGGGGTGGACGGGTTCGAGCATCCCGGTCCGCACCTTCGCTGACTTCCGCGACCTCGCCGTTCTTATCGGCGGCGCCGATCCGTCGGCGGAGATGTGGTACAGCCAGGCGCATCTGGATCACGTCCGCACGACCTACGCGGAAACGGGCCTCGAAGCGTTCCTCGCCTCGAAGCCGATCGTCTTCATCGACTCCATCACCGACCTCACTCGTCAGGCGATGCAGTACGCGAAGACGCAGCCGGAAGCCTTCAGCGAAAAGACCGGCAAGCCGGACATTCGCGGCGCCTACGGCCTGCTCGGCCGTGACGTGATTGCGGCGCTGAAGCACCTGCAGCACGCCGACGGCAAGACGGTGATCTTCGTCGGTGTGCTGGAAAAGGTGACCGACGACTTCAACGTCACCACCTGGCAACCCCAGATGGAAGGCGCCAAGGCCGGCCGCGAACTGCCGGGCATCGTCGATCAGGTGATCTCTATGCACCTGTTCTCGAAGGACGCGTCCGAAGCGTGGACGCTCAACGAGCGCGGCACCGATCGGCGGTTCGTCTGCACTGCCGGCAATCCCTTCGGCCTCCCGGCCAAAGACCGCTCCGGCAATCTCGACGTGACCGAAGCACCCGACCTCAACGCACTACTCGCGAAGATCAACTCGAAAGGAAGCAAGTAAGATGTTCGATTTCAACGACGCCGCGCCCCAGATGGGCCCGGCTGGTGACCTGATCCCCGACGGCACGTTCGCCAAGGTGAAGCTGACCGTGCGTCCCGGTGGCGTGAACGGCTCCGGCCCGCTCGATGCCGGGCTGCTCAAGGCATCCAAATCCAGCGATGCCAAGATGCTCGACTGCGAGCTGACGGTTCTGCAGGGACCGTTCGCGCGCCGCAAGTTCTGGCAGATGTTCACCGTCGCCGGCGGCAAGCTGGACGACAAGGGCCAGTCCAAGGGCTGGAACATCTCGAAGTCGGCGTTCCGCGCGATGATCGACAGCGCCTTGGCGCTCGATCCGAAGGACATGACCGACGGCGCCAAGGCGAAGCGCACCATCCAGGGCCTGAAGCAGCTCGACGGTATCGAGTTCGCATGCCGCATCATGATCGAACCTGCCAGTTCGGCCGAATACAAGGACCAGAACAAGATCGCCAACATCGTCCAGCCGGGCGACGTGCAGTATGCGCCCATTATGAGCGGGCAGGCGGTCGATCCCGAGCCGATCAACGCCAAGGCCCGTACGGCGCCGAAGCCCGATGCGCAGAGCTTCGGCTTTAACGCCGCAGGGCAGGGCGCCGGCTTCACGCCGGGCGCGGCTCAGGCGTCTAAGGCCGCGGCGCCGGCGTGGCTTCAGGGGTGAACAAGGACGACGCGTGGCAGGCGAGCGTCACGCGTGAAGCCGCGGAGGCAGTGGGGGAATGGCTGGTCGGTCGCGGTGGGCTCGAAAGACCCATTCGAACGCTGGTGATCGGAGACCTGGAGGCGATGGCCGTGGCGGCCATCTCCCTCTGGATCAAACGCTCATCAGAACGGCAGGCCAGCCCTCCACCCTGACGCGCAAACCGTTCGCCGTCCCGCGTGGCCCTGCGCCATGCGTGATGTGCGGGCGCGAGGTTCGGGGCTTTGGCTACTGCCACGAACTCTCATGGGGGCGAGCTCCCTTCTATCGGTTCTGTTCGATGCGATGCCAAGACGCCGGCGTCGTCATCGCGGGGAAAGGTGACGGCGTGATCGACAAAACGAACATGGAGACGCAGGCCATCAAGGCCGCGCGGCGCGACCTGGCGGAAACGCTCAACAACCTCGGCTTGATGCCAGCGTTTCACGACCGCAGCGCCACCGATATCGACGCCATCATTGAAGCCTGCGTCGACGGGTTTCAGGGCGCGATGGTGAAGCTCGCGGCACAGGCCGCGCGCGACAAGCTTGACGACGAAATTCCATTCTGAGGCCGCACATGCTCGACCTCAACACAGGCTCCGGCGCCCAGTATGGCGGCACCTCGCGATCGGCAGGCCTCTCGGCTGCGCTCAATGGTCATATCGATGCCGCGCTCATCGCCAAGAACAAGGCGCAGGTAGCGCGATCCTATGTCAGCACGTCCGGCCTTGGCCGCGAGTGCATGCGCCAGATCCAATACGATTTCATGGCGGCGCCGAAAGACCCAGAAGGGGAGTTCGAACCGTCGACGCTGCGTATCTTCGAGGCCGGCCACCGGTCCGAAGATATCGTAGCCGACTGGCTGCGTATGGCTGGCTTCGAGCTGCGCACGCATCGGCAGAACGGCCGTCAGTATGGCTTCGAGGCGCTGAACGGACGGTTCAAGGGACACATCGACGGGGTGATCTTGTCGGGGCCACCCGACGTTGACCTGACCTATCCGTGCCTCTGGGAAAACAAGGCGCTCGGCATCAATTCGTGGCGGGACGTGGTGAAGCGGGGCGTCACCGTTTCCAAGCCGGTCTATGCCGGGCAGATCGCCGTCTATCAGGCGTATCTCAACCTACCGAACCCCGCGCTGTTCACGGCGCACAATCGCGACACGTGGGAAATCTACCCGGAGGCGGTGCCGTTCGACAGCGCCCTGGCGCAGCGCATGAGCGACCGCGCCGTCCAAGTGGTGAAAGCGAGCGCCGCGCAAGACCTGTTGCCGCGCATCGCGAACGATCCGGCCTCTGCGCTGTGCAAGGGCGGCCGCACTGGCGGCGGCTTTCATGGGCGCTGCTCTTGGTACGACCTATGTTGGGGGAAACGCTGATGACAACCGGCGATCTGCAAGTCCGCGCGATCCAAACGACCTATAAAGGTTACCGCTTCCGCAGTCGTACCGAGGCGCGGTGGGCGGTGTTCTTCGACGCCATGGGCTGGGACTGGGAATACGAAGTCGAAGGCTTCGAGATGACGGATGGCACCCGCTACCTGCCGGACTTCATCGTCACCATGAAGGGATACGACCGCGGCGACGTGCCGAGGCGGACTTTCATCTTCGAGGTGAAGCCCGACGAGGGCGCCGATCTGGAGAAGGCTTGGAAGCTGGCGCGGTTCGGCGGCTATGAAGTCGTTGTGGTGGAGGGCCCGCCAGCGCCGAAAACATGGAAGCTGTTCGACAAGGAAACAGGCGACAAGGACAGCGCGTGGCAGTGCTATTTCTGCTGGCGCGACCGTCTGTGGTTCGATGACTGGTTCGACAAGTCCAATGCTTCCGAGCGGGTGATCGATGCCATCAACGCCTCCCGCGGCGCCCGCTTCGAGTTCGGTGAAGGCAAATAGGGGCTGTGGTGATCGATCTCAACGACACCACGGTCCAGACCGAACGCTTCGACCTTGAGGCGATCAAGGCGCGGCTCTGCGACACGGCCGCGTTTTGGCTGCCCGATGTATTCCCGCAGGCGCGGCTTTCGCCGGACCGCAAGACGCTGCGATGCGCTGACCTGACGGGACGGCCACCGCGCAACGAGGGCTCCTGCGTCATCACCCTGCGCGGGCCGATGGCCGGGCGGGGCACGGACTTCGCCACCGGTGAAAGCGCCGGGCCGATCGATCTCATCGCCTGGGCCACGGGCCTCTCCGGCGCTGCCTTGTTCAACGAGGCAGCGCGGCACGCCCGCATGGATATGGCACCGAAGTTCAAACCGGCGCGTGCGGCCGCCCCTGTCGACCACAGCCACGAGGTCGCACGGCTCATCGCCGGCGGCGAACCGCTGACGGGCACGGTCGGCGCAGCCTATCTGGCATCGCGTGGCATTACGCCCCTCGACTTGCCGGATCTGCGGTTTCACGCGGACCTGCCGGACTTCGAGACGAAGCGCGGCTGGCCGGGTCTCATCGGCATTCCGCGCGACGGCGCAGGCAAGGCCACCGGTGGGCTTCACCGAACCTTCTTGCTTGAAGACGGCAGCGCCAAGGCATCGCCCGGCAAGAAGATGCTGGGGCCTGTCGCCGGCGGCGCGGTGCGCCTGGGCGAACCGGTCGACGGGCGGCTGGGCGTGGCCGAGGGCATTGAGACCGCGCTTTCGGCGGCGCAGATCTTCGGTCGTCCGGTATGGGCCAGCCTGTCCGCAGACGGCATGCGCAAATGGGCGTGGCCGGAAGGCGTGGCACACGTGACGATCTACCGCGACGCCGGCGAAGCCGGGGAGGGCGCCGCCATTGCCCTTGGCGAGCGCCTGACGATCGCAGGCATCGCCTTCGAAATCGTGGTGCCTCTGCACGGTGACGACTTCAACGACGATCTCCGCCACGGCGTCACCGCCGCTGACTATGCGCCGCCGCCAACAACTGTTGTGCGTAAAATACTGGAAAGTTCCAACGACATTCACGGCGCGGCGGTCATGCTGACCAAGCCGGCCGATCCGGCGGCGCTTGGCGAAGTTCTTGGTGCGATGGCGCGGCAGCGTTTCGACCCGTTGACCGAACGCACGCTTCTGGCGTCGATCCGCCAGGCGTGCGGCGTGCCGGTCTCGGTGCTGGAAAAGCAGATCGCGGATCTTCGCAAGCGCGTCAGTGCCGGTGCCGATCTCTCCGGCCGCCCGTCCCGTGCCCTCTGGGCTTCACGCCTGCAAACGGACCTCTCCGGCATGCCCGAACGCAATGAAGCGAACGTCATGGTCGCGCTCGATAGTGACCCGGCCTTCGCCGGCACGATTGTCTTCGACCAGTTCAAGATGCAGATCACCGTCACGCGGCCGCTGCCGTGGGACGAAGCGCATATCAAACACCCGCGCGTCTGGAACGACGCCGACGACACGCGCCTCGCGATTTGGCTTCAGCACCACAACATCAACGTCAGCCCGACCCTTGCCGGCCGCACTATGTACGCCTACGCGCAGGAAAACGCCGTGCATCCGGTGCGCGAATACCTCAACGCGCTCAAATGGGATGGCATGCCGCGGCTCGAAGACTGGACCTGCCGCTACCTCGGCGCCGACGATACGCCGCTGAACCGCGCTTTCGGCGCCCTCTGGATGATCTCGGCCGTCGCCCGCATCAACGGCACCGCCGCAGGGCGCACCGTCAAGGTCGACCACATGCTGGTGCTGGAAGGGCCGCAGGGAGCGCAGAAATCGTCCGCCCTTCGCGCGCTCGGCGGTGACTGGTTCACAGACGACCTTGCGGAGATCGGCTCCAAGGACGCATCACAGCAGCTCGCCGGCGTATGGATCATCGAGATTGCCGAGTTGGACGTGATGGGCCGCGCCGAGACCTCGCGCATCAAGGCATTCGTCAGCCGCGAGGCCGAACGCTTCCGCCTGCCATATGCCCGGCACGTCATCGAGCGGCCGCGCGAGTGCATCTTCGCCGGCACCGTAAACCACGCCACCTACATGAAGGACGAGACCGGCAACCGGCGGTTCTGGCCGGTCCGTGTCGGGCGCATCGATCTCGCCGCCTTGGCACTCGACCGTGACCAGCTCTGGGCCGAAGCGATGCACCGCTACCGCGCCGGCGCCGTGTGGTGGCTGACCGATCCCGCCCTCATCGCCGCGGCAAAGGAAGCGCAGGGCGAACGTTACCAGGCCGACGCATGGGATGGGCTCATCGAGCAATGGCTGACGCACGAGCGGTCCGTCGACGGCGGGTGGTATGTGCGCCATGAGCCGATCAGCGATGTGTCGGTGGGTGAAGTCCTCCGCGGTGCGATCGGGCTGGCACCGGAGCGGTGGAGCCGGCCGGAGCAGATGCGTATCGCGGCTTGGCTCAAGGCGTCAGGATGGGAACGCTACCAGAAGCAGGTCGCAGGCAGCCGAGAATGGCGATATCGGCGTGCACCAACCCCCTAGGCGAGGTTGGTGCAGCACAGTCACTGTTACAGTTAAGGGCCGCGTCAGCGGCCTTTTTCGTGCACCACTCACCAACCATGCACCAACCTTTTTTGGAGGTTGGTGCACCTGATTTTCCCAATTAGAGCAACGTCTTGAGGCTATGTGCACCAACCTCACCAACCTTTTTCCTCTAAATGTAGATGGGAAATGGAAAACTAGATGATTGAGGCAGATAAAAACGCACAGCCTAGGGGGAGAATGATTTGAACCCCCGTTGGTGCACGAGGTTGGTGCACTCCCTTACCGCCATCGTTCCTTAACCCTCCCTCGCGCATCCTCACCCCGCGCTTCGCCTACCTCTGCCGGCTGCTTCTTTCGGGGAGCTGCCATGACGACGACCAACACCTGTTGGTGCCTCTGGTTCCGAGGTGCCAAGCATGGGTAAGACCACGAACCCGCGCGACCGCATGGCCGCGCTTCTCATCCCCATTCCGAAACGCGGCGCCTCCGGCAAAACCGTCCGG